GACGACTCAATTAAAGTACTATGGATAGATGTTCCAGTTCATCCTCAAAATCCACATAAAATGCAGTTAGTTAACTCTGAAATAAAACAATTACTTTCTGAATTTGAAATAGAAACATTTAATTGTGAAAACATATCTGTATCTGTTGATGAATTAATTACTTTTGCGGTTGGTCCAAGATTTTTACCTATTCCTAATTTTATTAAGCATTATGTTTTTTGCAACACTTCTTATTATCATTTTCCAGAAGTAAACAACGAATTAAGAAAATTTTTTACTCCATACATGATTGAAGATAAAACAAAGCCTAAAAAAATATTTATATCAAGAAAAGAATCAAACATTTCATTAGAAGAAAATAATTTAAAAAATCATAGATATGAAAACTCTGATTTCTTACAGGCATTAGAAGACTACTATAATGAACAAGAATACACAATTTTGTCTTTGTCTGGAATGTCCATATTTGAGCAGATCTCTTATTTTTACAATGCAGAAAAGATTGCAGGCAGTCCAGGAACAAATCTCTGTAATGTAATATTCTCTAAGCCAGATGTAAGTTTGACAGAAATTATTCATTTTGATGACTATTACTATCCTTGGCACATAGAGTTTGACAGCGTAATACCAATAAAATATCAAGATATCAATGTAGTTGGTTGTTCTGGCTATAACGATACAATAAACATACTAAAAGAATCAGGGGAAAAATAAATGTACAACGGAATAAAAATAGCCTGCTTATTGACCGCAGTTAGTTTAACTGGTTGCACTTATCAAGGTTGGGTGCGATACCCATGTCAAGAAGTAAAAAATTGGGAAACAGAACAATGCCAACACCCAACTTGTGATGTTTACGGAACTTGTCCAGAAGATTTATTACCAGAGGTATTTGAAAATGCGCCACAAAAGTAAATATACGCCAGAAGAACTACACGCACGACTAATAGTTTCAATAGGATTAATGCTTGGTTTAACTTTCACTTTATCTGTTGGTTCTTTACTTTGGGCATTAGTATTTGTAACGCAACCTATGAAACAAGCGCCTAATGATGCCGCATTTATTGACTTAGTATCAACACTAACTGTATTTTTAACAGGCACTCTTTCAGGCATAGTTAGTGCAAATGGGCTAAAATCTAAATCTAAGCCAGTAGAACCAGAAGGGGAAAAATAAATGTACAACGGAATAAAAATAGACGGCTTTTTGACAAAAGAGCAAGCGTCGTATATAATAGAACAAGCGATTAGTTCAGATCTCTGGGAGGAATCCGAGGACAGGTTCTGGACTAATCGTTTTATTAATTGTGAAACCATAGAGCGTTACGATTCTGAAGTAGCAAGATTGATGAGAGATGCTAATCGTAGATGCAAAGAAGTTCTAAAAGATAAATATGGCTTAGATTGTAAATCAGATACCTTGCAAATTATTAGATGGTTCCCAGGAATGGAACAACCACTACATGCAGACGATATGACTAACACTGAGCACAAAGGTTTTGAGCACAGATTGTTTGGCTCTATTATTTATCTAAACGAAGATTACCAAGGTGGTAATACCTATTACGGAAATTTTGATATTAAGATTACTCCACAAGCAGGAACATTAGCAATACATCCAGGAGATCCAGAACATCTTCATGGAGTTACAAAAATTGAAGGTGGAACAAGATATACAATTGCTCAATTTTGGGGCAAAGAATGACTTATATGAATGATCCTGGATTTGAAGTTCCAGATAATCATATATTGGTTATTCCACATTCGTTAGATATTCCAGAACATGGTTATTACAATGAAATAATAACTCCACTTGCTGGTAAAGTCAAAAGAGACTGGTTTACTGATCATTTTTATTACTGCCTGCCATTAAATATAGGAAATCAGTATGGCTTTGTTATTAACTCCTTAATTGATTTTGAGGCTTATTGGCCTGGCGGAGAAGCAGGGGCTCAGATTAAAATATTAAATGATGATAACAAAGGTAAGCAAATAATAGAAGATGTATTCCACAGTGGAATCATAACTGTTCAAAATATGTTTGCTCTTAAAACTCCTCCAGGAATTAATCTTATGACTATACAACCACCTAACATGTTTATACCTACATGTGTAGCAATGACTGGTGTTATTGAGACAGACAACATTCGTAGAGACTTTACCTTTAACATTAAGATGACTTTAAAGCAACACACTGTAAAAGTCAAAAAGGGAGATCCTCTTGGAGCCTTTATTCCTATTCCACGAAACTATGTAGAAAACTTTAATGTTGTTCCTGCTGTTGATATTTTTGATAAGGACATAGTACAAATGGATGTGAACGAATCTCAAATGCTTGGCAGAGAAAGACGAACCAGGGATAGAGAAAAGCCTCACGGTGCTGGAAGAAGATACTTTAAAGGCTATCACACAAACGATACACAATTTAATAATCACCAAAAAAAAATAACATAAGGAGTAATACATGAGCATAGAGCAGTGGGCAGGCTTTATTGTATCTGCAATCACAATAGCAGTTGCATTCATAGGATCAGTTAGATGGTTAGTCAAGCACTACCTGTCTGAGTTGGTCCCAAATTCTGGGAAAAGCATGAAAGACCAGATAACCAGACTTGAGGAAAGAGTAGACCAAATAATGGTACTTTTAATTCAAGCAAATAATAAACCTAAAAAAACAAGGAATGACCTGTAATGCAAAAATCACAAAATGGATGGCCTGCATCTAAAGACGAAAAGGAAATAGAAGTCAAGGTCTTTAAAGTTAAAGGCACTGACAGAAAAATGAGACTACAGAAGGACGCAGGAGTAATCTTGACTGCCTTTGCTGCTGAGTTTCACGCTCAGGTAGAGCCTATTGACACTGGAGTGTTTGACGATTGGGCATACGCTTATAGGGATGTTAGAGGTAGTGATTCTGATTTGAGCAACCACTCATCAGGTACAGCCATAGATCTAAATGCGACCAAGCATCCATTACATGCAGAAAACACATTTACCAAGCAGCAGGCTGCTACAATTAGAGAATTATGTAAGAAGTACGGCATTCGTTGGGGTGGAGACTATGCAAAACGCAAGGATGAAATGCATTTTGAGATAGTTGAGACACCTGACGAAGTAAAAGCAAGAATAAAAACAATGAAGTTAAAAAAGGAGAACAAAGATGGCTAAGGCCAAAATCGTAAAATCCAATAAAGAAAAGGCAATTGCTATGGCTCAGTCATGGGCAAGAGCATCTCTGGCATCAGTTGTGGCCCTCTACATGAGCGGAATCACAGATCCAAAGGTCTTGGCAAATGCATTTTTAGCAGGTCTTCTTGGACCTTTAGCAAAGGCTCTACAGCCTAACGAAAAAGAGTTTGGACGAAATTCCAAATAACTGGTAAAATTAGATATTAAGATCACAACGCTACACACATCCATTGGGAAATTTTGAGCGATTCAGATCTTAAAGGTGGCCCTGGAAGCGATTCTGGGGCCATTTAAACTTAAACAACATAATATGGAACGACCAAAGCCTGAAAGTGTCTTTAAAGTGCCTCCAAAGGCGTTTAAAGGGCATCTGACAGGAATACTCATGGGGAAATTCATGGGGTTAACTGAGGAGAAGACCTATTTTAAACAAAAATACATTTATCGCTGGACTATTTATAGTAATATCTGTTTTATTATTACAACTATCCAGCCCAACACCAGCAGTTCCAGTAGTATATAAAGACAGGCCACCTTTGATGCAGGTATCTGCAAAGCAGGTAGCCCAAGAATTACTAAATAAAGAGCAATATAAATGCTTTACCAAGTTGATTGGAAAAGAGTCAAGTTGGAATCCTAAAGCACAAAATCCTACATCTACAGCCAGTGGAATAGGCCAAATGCTTGACTCTACAGTAAGTAGTTTAGGCATGAAAAAATCCAATGCAGGAGTAGCACAGTTAGTCGCTACCCTCTCATACATTTCCAGAAGACATTCACACCCATGTGGAGCCTGGAATCATTTTAAAGAAAAAGGCTGGTACTAAAATGACAGAAGAAATTTTACAAGAAAGAACAGCAATTCAAATAGACAATGAAGGTAATATAACAATTATCTTGCCTGTTTGACATGATACAAAGGCCTATGTTATAATAATTACAGTTGATTGCCTCCTAAGTGTCAACTTTGTGAATTTAATTCACATACTATAGGAAGTCCTCCAAGTGCTTACTCTCATTCTCGCTTGGAGGGCT